TGCTCGCATTGCAAGCAATGCTCGCAAGTGTCGGATTGGCGAACAATGTTGATGCATATCGGTTTGGGACTTTAGAAAAACGACCGATACGGAAAGCGGTATAGAAACGGAGGTAATTTCAAATGCCTGATTACAAAAAATTCTTTGAGTATTGGCACGACCTGTACGGAACGGGACTGAAAATCGCAGGATGGCATCTCAACGGGGAGCTGGAAGACTTCGATAACTTCTTTGACTCCGCTGTTGAGAGTATGGACGGCGTTACCATCATGAGAACCTTTCAGGGCAAAACATACACGGAACTGTGGGAGGAGTTCGGCGATGTGCCGATGAATCCAGAAACCGAATGTATCGAAGTTGCCTGGTGCGGGTTCCCAAAAGGCACACACCGTGAGGATATCTGGCATTGGTTCGAGGAAACCTTTGGTGTGGCCGTTCATGACCTTATGTATTCATGACAGTCGAGCTTCTCAATACATACGGAATTCTGCATATAGGCGTTGCCGAGTTCCTCTTTGACCTGGATGACCTCCCAATTATCAAAGGCCGAGACAGTTGGTACTGCGACAAAGACGGTTATCTTGTCAGCAGCTACTTTTACTGCGGTGTACGGCGGTTTGTCCGCTTTCACCGGCTGGTTATGCACGCAAAGCCAGGCCAGTTTGTTGACCACATCAACAAAAACAAGGCCGATAATCGAAAAGAGAATCTGCGCTGTTGCCAGCGGTCAGAGAACGACAGGAACCGCAGCCTCTATATCACCAACACATCTGGCGTTTCCGGCGTTTTCTTTGATAAGCAAAGAGAAAAATGGGTCGCCAGTATTACCTATAACAGTAAGAAGATTTACCTCGGCAGGTACGATGCAAAAGAAGATGCCGTTATGGCACGGCTCACAAAAGAGATTGAACTTTATCGGGAGTTCGCTCCTCAGAAAGCACTTTTGGAAACGCTTAGTCTTTGTTCCAACGGAACTCTGGCATAAAGCGGTAGGGGTCAAGCTTCAAAACGGCACACACAGATAATCCAATCCTCATACTGGCACCGCTTATGTTGCGCTCTCCGTTTTCCAGTCTCTGATATTGGCGAACTTGAATGTGTGCAGCATCTGCCACCTGCTGCTGGGTCATCCCGAGTTCCTCCCGCCGATTCTTCAAAATATCCTTTTCGGTTTCAAGGAAGAACCACTGCTCACCATTGCTCAACAGGTCTTCACTGGGAGTTTTATAGGTGTCTTGAAAGTTCATATCAAAATCTATCATAATCATATCTCCTTTCAGCACGACCGATTGGTCGTGCTTTTCTTATATCATACGACCAAATGGTCGTGATGTCAAGCAATTTTCAAACTACATTTACAGGAGGGTACGCTTATGGGAAATCAACGCGATTCGCTGGGCGACAGGATGAAACGGTATGAGTATGTTTCACGCAATTACCTGACCCGTCGTGTTCCTGTCATCATCCGTATTGACGGCAAGGCTTTTCACACCTTTACAAAGGGAATGAGAAAGCCTTTCGACCGTGTTCTTATGTCTGCCATGCAGGAAACCATGCGTTTCCTGTGTGCCAACATTCAGGGCTGCGTCTTCGGATACACGCAGTCTGATGAAATCACATTGGTTTTGACCGATTACGCCTCTATTCGTACAGATGCATGGTTCGGCTATAATGTCCAGAAGATGTGCAGCATTGCCGCATCAATGGCGACGCTGGCGTTCAATAAGGCGTTTGCCGAGCAGACGGAAAAAGAAGACAGCGGCATCGACCTTTCCGTTTATCGCCGCAAGTTCCAAACTGCCATGTTCGATGCCAGAGCTTTCACCGTTCCTCTGGACGAGGTCTGCAACTGTCTGATTTGGCGTCAGCAGGATGCCACACGGAACAGCATAGAAGCTGTTGGACAAGCGAATTTCAGTCAGCGAGAGCTGCACGGGAAGAACTGCAACAAAATCCAAGATATGCTTTGGAAAGAACGCAATATCAACTGGAATGATTTCCCCACGGATTGCAAGCGTGGCTCCTGTTGCATCAAAACAAGGATAACAGAGGCCGTCTCTGTATTAAACGGGGATGCGACTGTGGAGGTTTCCAGAAGCCGTTGGGTCGTTGACCGTGAACCGCCTGTCTTTACACAAGACAGAGAGTATGTGGAGCGACGGCTATGACAATGGAAGAGAAAGTCCAGCAGCAGGAAATCATGCTTCACGAACTGATGGAGAAAAACAGGGAATCCAAACGAGAGCTTGCAGCATACCACAATATCATGCAGGGAATGGTGGGAAGCGCCAATGAACGCATTGACCGTTTGGAAATCATTGTCGAGACCGCCATTACAAAAGCGGTTCATGAACTGATTGAACGCCTGCGTTACGATGATATTCAGGCAATCGACGAGGAAGAGTTTGCCTCCGCCGTCAGGAAACTGATTTTTGATGCAGACCCCGGTGTTCAGCTGCCGTTCTAAGGAGGACTTTATGAAGTGTTATAAAAGCGGCGGCTGTGGTGTATATGAAAACCGTTCATGCTATGAATGCCCAGCCAGCAAACCGGAGTATCTGAAACGCTATGAGTTTCCTGACAAGGGTCTCGTAGAAAAGCTTCGGCTGTACGGCAGCACCCAACCTAATGGGCAGATGGGTGATGACTGCCGCATTCCTAAAAATGTGCTGCTCCAAGCAGCAGATAGAATCGAGGTGTTAAACAGTGTCCGAGCAGCAAGCAGCTAACAGAAAACTATATATCTCCGATTGGCATTACGGCCATAATAACATTCTGGCGTTCGATAATCGTCCTTTCAAAACAGTTGAGGACATGAACGCTGCACTTGTTGAGCGATGGAACGCCGCCGTTCATCCGGGTGACACCGTCTATGTTCTTGGCGATATGTTCTGGTGCAATATGCAGGAAGCGATTTCTGTCCTCAATCAGTTGAACGGACAGGTATTTCTGATTAAGGGTAATCATGACCGCTGCAGCGATGGGCGGTTTCTCAAAAAGTTCGTCAAGGTCACGGAGTATCTGGAGGTTGAGGACTCTGACCGTAAGGTTGTCCTCTGTCATTACCCAATCCCGTGTTTTAAGAACCACTATTACGGCTGGTATCATCTGTACGGTCATGTTCATAACTCTTTTGAGTGGAACATGATGGAGCATGACCGCTTCCTGATGCAGGAATTATACGGGCACCCATGCCTTATGTATAATGTCGGCTCGATGATGCCGTGGATGGATTACACCCCGCGAACACTGGATGAAATCCTGCGGCTTGAAGCTGTTTACAAAAATGAAGCGGCGGAACCGCCTGCCGCACAGTAGTTTTGCAGCTGCTTGATGGGCTGTATCAATGCAACACAGAAAAGAAAGGAGCGTGGCGCACATGATTTATCTGGACAATGCGGCCACCACGCAGATAGACAAGCGTGTATTGGATGCCATGATGCCGTATCTGACTACTCAGTACGGTAATGCTGGTACACTCTATAAGTTTGGACGCAGTGCAGGCGAAGCCGTGAAACAGGCACGAGCTCAGGTAGCTGAGTTCCTTAATGCCAAGCCGGAGCAGATTCTCTTCACTTCTGGCGGCAGCGAAGCAAATAGTCTTGTGTTTCAGGGCTTAAAGGAATATCTTAAAAGTATCGGAAATACGCATATTCTGGTTTCTGCCATTGAACACGATTCCGTTCTGAAAGCGGCTCATTCGCTTATAAAAGACGAGTTTTATATTGAATATCTGCCTGCACATAGCGACGGAAAAGTGTTTGCGCAGAGCGTAGAAGATGCGATTACCCCCAAGACAGGGCTGGTATCTGTTATGTATGTCAATAATGAAACCGGCGCCGTCAATCCGATTGAAGAAATCGGCACGATTTGCATGAAGCGTGGCATCCTGTTCCATACAGATTGCGTTCAGGCTGCCGGTTGCCATCCCATCGATGTGGAAAAAATCGGGTGCGATTTTCTCTCTATTTCTTCTCATAAAATTCACGGGCCAAAAGGTGTCGGAGCACTATTCGCCAAAGAAAAAAGTATGTTGGCACCCATCATCTTCGGCGGTGCGGAGCAGGAATTTGGACTTCGTGGCGGAACAGAAAATGTTGCCGGTATTGTAGGTTTTGGTATGGCCTGCGAAATATCCACCAAGAGTCTTCATGAGGATTGTATTTGGGTTTCTACGCTTAAACAGCGTTTTTATATGGCATTGACAGATGCTCTCAAAAAGAATGGGTGCGCAGAGATTGTGCATACCAATGGGTCGTCTGTTCTCAGTCCAGGGAAAACATTAAATCTGTGCCTGCGTGGCATTGACGGACAGACTTTGCTCTTGATGCTTGACGGAAAGAGCATTTGTATTTCAGCCGGTTCCGCCTGCCGCAGTCATGAGGCTGAACCAAGTCATGTATTGATAGCGATGGGACTAACACCAGATGAAGCAAGAAGTTCTATCCGAATTTCATTTTCCAGAATGAATACAGCAGACGAAATAGTTGATGCGGCGAACATCATCGCGTCGTGCATTGAAATATTGGCAAGTGGGGTGGAAAAGTGAAGAAACTGTATGTGTCAAACTATATTGGCTTCGATGAGTCGGCAACAAAAGCTACACTGTATTCCTTCGATTCGGAAGAAGAGTGCAGAGAGTTTCTCGAATTATCACATGACGAGCGATGCCAGGTCTTCAATGTATTTGACGAGAGCAGTAACTATGGCGTTCTTCCCGGTGCGGCCTACCACACATATGAGTTCGTTGTTGTTGGCGGGGTTCTTACTTTATATGATACTCTTGCCCTGAATGTTTAACGAGGAGGGATAACATGACCACAGAACAAATCAGAGAGATGCTGCAAAGCCCTGCGTATGAATTTCTCAGAAGCAATGAACATCTGAAAGGCAAAATCATTTTTCTCACGCTGGGCGGCAGTTACTCCTACGGTACAAATGTTGAAACCTCTGATGTGGATATCCGTGGTTGTGCCTTAAACAGCCGTTCCGATTTGCTGGGACTATCTAACTTCGAGCAGGTCGTTCATACAGGAACGGATACCACAGTTTACTCATTCAATAAGCTTGTAAGTTTGCTTCTGAACTGCAATCCCAATACGATTGAGATGCTGGGTTGCCGTCCGGAGCAGTACATGGTTTGCACTGACATTGGGCGAGAAATGATTGAGAACAGAAAGCTGTTCCTTTCCAAGCGAGCGGTAAACTCCTTTGGAGGATATGCTAACCAGCAACTGCGGCGGCTGGAAAATGCTCTCGCCAGAGACAAACTTCCGCAAGCACGGAAAGAAGAGCACATCCTAAACTCTATGAAGAGCGCAGTCAAGGCGTTTGAAAGCAGGTATCGGGTCTTTGAGAATGGTGGCATCACTCTTTACACGGCTGAGAGCTCACGCGAGGATTTGGACAGAGAGATTTTTGCAGACATTCATCTTACAAAGTATCCGGTGCGTGAGTTCAACAGCATTCTAAACGACTTGACCAATGTTGTCGGAACCTATGAAAAGCTGAACCACAGAAACCATAAGAAGGATGACAATCATCTCAACAAGCACGCCATGCATCTCATCCGCCTGTATCTGATGTGTCTGGATATCCTTGAGAAAGGTGACATCATCACTTATCGTGGCGCCGACCTGCCTCTTCTTATGAGTATCCGCAGAGGAGAATATCAACTGGAGGATGGCACCTACCGTCCAGAGTTTTTCGAGATGGTTTCAGATTTTGAAAAGCGTCTTGATTATGCGAAGCGGAACACAAACCTGCCGGAGCATCCTGATATGAAGCGCGTTGAGGAGTTTGTGGTCAGCGTGAACAGGAGGTCTCTTGATGTATAAGATTTCTATTCCAAAGGGCGCAAAGGCGATTATTCTTGGGCTTCGCTATAAAAATCATGAGGCTTATGTCGTTGGCGGCTGCGTTCGAGACAGTCTGCTTGGCAGCGAGCCAAAGGATTGGGATATCTGCACCTCCGCTACGCCGCAGGAGGTTAAAGAGTATCTCAACCGTTGTAGTGTCCGGACGATTGATACAGGGCTGAAGCATGGTACCGTTACAGCGGACATGGAGCGAGCGGGCAAATACGAAATTACAACCTTCCGCATTGACGGGGATTACTCAGATAATCGCCGTCCTGATTCTGTCACATTCACAGAGAGTATTTATCAGGATTTGTCCCGCAGAGACTTTACCATCAATGCGATGGCGTATAACAGCGCTGGTCTTATTGACCCCTTTCACGGTGTAGACGATTTGAAGAATGGCATCATTCGCTGCGTTGGAAATCCAAATGACCGATTCGGTGAAGACGCGCTTCGCATTCTGCGTGCATTGCGGTTTGCCTCTGTCTATGGGTTTTCAATTGAGAAGGATACAGCGCAGGCCATTCATGATAACGCATGGCGGCTTACGAATATTGCTGCGGAAAGAATCCACAGCGAACTTTGCAAGCTGCTTCTCGGGAACGGAGTTCTCCCTGTTCTGCTGGATTATTCTGATGTGATTGCAACCATCATCCCAGAAATGAAACCGTGTATCGGTTTTAACCAGAACAACAAATACCACCAGTACACCATCTATGACCACATCGCTCATGCAGTCTCCAACTATACAGGCAAGGATATCGCCGTTAAGGTAGCACTGCTACTACACGACATCGGGAAACCTTGCTGCTACACAGAGGATGAGAATGGCGGCCATTTTCACGGGCACGGAAACTATAGTTATGACATTTCTAAAGTCGTTCTGGAACGGTTGCGCTTCGACACCGCAACAAAACAGGAAGTGCTTGACCTTGTTTTGTACCATGATACCGTCATTGAACCAACCACAAAGACAGTTCGCCGGTGGCTCTGCAAAATCGGTGAGCGCAGATTTTCTCAGCTGCTGGATGTCAGGATGGCGGATATCAAAGCCCATACAGAAGGTACACAGGAGTCAAGAATCGAGCGGTGCGTGGCACTTGGCGTGCTGATGACAGAGATACTTGAACAGGAAAAATGCTTTTCCTTAAAAGACCTGGCAATCAACGGAAAAGATATTATTTCCCTCGGTGTGCCGCAGGGGAAACAAATCGGAGTCATTCTCCATGAGTTGCTGGAGGAAGTTATTCTTGATACGCTTCCCAACGAACACGATGTTTTGCTGCGAAAGGCGGTGGAACTTATTGAGCGAACCTAAATATCCAAAGGGTGAGCGAGTGTGGGTGGGATACTATGACAGCAATCACGAACTGCGCTTTATTCTTACAAGTAAAGATAGCCGCGACTTTTATTTCTTGTATGAACTGGTAGATGGTAACTTTCGCAAGCTTGGAAAAGCGCGGTCGCCGACAGAATTGGAAGAGAAATTCCGCGTATATCAAAGGATGGAGGAACACGGTGGATGACTTCACTTATGATTGCTGGCAAAAGAAGCAGCTGGCTCAACAGGCTCGTCATCGCAAGCGTGGCAGCAAAAGTCGGAAGTGTTCTCTTCCGTCAGATAGCTTGACGAAAAAGCAGTGGAAAGAAAGGAATGGGAAAACATTGTCTATCAACTTGAACCGACCTACTTCCTGGGAGATTTTTAAGGAGGTTTCCAAGCCGACGCAGGAGGAATATCTCAACCACCTGCTGGCTGTTTACGGGGCAAACGCAACCAGTCTGGCAGCTATGTTTCATGTACAGCCGCTTACCATACGCAGATTTATTCAAGCAAATGGCCTTGCGGTAAAGTTCCCCGTAGGGCATTCCATGAATGCCGAACAGCGAGAAGCGTGGGGTAGTTTTTTGAAGGGCGAGGTAACGCCTGCACCAACTCCTGCTAAGCTGGTGGAGCCTCACGCCTTAACGCCTGACAAGAACGAAACCATGTCCATGAAAAAGGTCTCTCTTTCTTTTAGTGGAAAAATCAACGCAGACATGATTGCGAACTCTCTGCTGCAAATTCTCGGAGAGAACGCAGTTGGCGAAGTGGAAATCACCTGTCAGCTCTGCAGTTGACTGTGTATGGTATAATAGATATTGGAAGGAGTGGTCTTTATGGATAACAATTTGGATTTGCAGTATGCGCTTGATGCTGACATTGAAACGGCGTTCGACAGTTTCGTTGATGCTATTTATGATGAGGTGATGAATGATGAGATGAAGACAACCATCATCAATCTTCCCAAGCATCAGCAGATGAAGTTTATATATTCGGTGCTTAAGCACTTTGCAAAAGGAACGGATGCCGTTCTTTCATATAAGTTGTGTGAGCCGTTCAAGACAATGGGCAGTGTCTCTATCGAGGCAAAGAAGTTGGACTTTGATAATCCGGAGTGGTTTGCCAGAGCCGCTGAGTTTGCCAGCAATACAGAGGTTTATCCTCTGACCAAAAACAGGATTCGGCTGACATTTACCTTTCATGGTATCACAACACCAATCGAATAAGGGGGCGGACAATATGGAATACAAAGGTTGTTTTGACACGGTGCATGGCTTGATTGAGGATGCCTCCAAAGAGTTCGGTGCGGCTTTTGTTGTCTCGCCGGAAAAAACCGAGCAGGTCAGCAGAGCTTGCGAGAAAGTCGATGCGCTTTTTGAAGAGATTGATTGCTCCGTCATTGACGCGAGTGTCAATATGGATAACAAGGTGCTGACCATCAGTATCTTCTGCGATGAGGTCATTCTGGAAAATGGCAGGGAGAATGGTTTCTGTAAGCTTTTACAGGAAGTCACTTCGTTCTCTATTTCTAAGGCGGCAGAAGATACTCTGCGGCTCGATATGAATATCGCTGGTGTATGGCAGGCGACCTAATTCACTATGCAAATTGCTTTCATAGGAGGAATTGAGTGGATGATAGAAGACGGGGGCAGCTCAGAGACGCCCTCAATATGTTGAGCAATGCCGCTTCTGTGGTAGAAAGGGTTTGTGACAAGGAGCAGGACTGTGTTGATAACTACCCTGAAAATCTGCAAAGCACAGAACGGTTTGAAAAGATGGAAGACGCATTGGATAGTCTGAATGATGCGCTCGAAAAAATCGACGACGCAAAAAGCCACATTCAGTCTGCTATCCAGTAAAGAAAAAGCAGGGCGTGATTGCCCTGCTCTTTTACTCCTCAAACAAATAGTCCGGCAGTTCCAGCTTGAACCCCATCAGGACTTTTCCGTAGCACTTTACGGAGCTGCCACTATCCGATGACACAAAGACATTCGTGTTACGAAGTTCTGGGTTCGCGGATACTAACTCAAGATTCCCATTTTCATCTACATAGTACTGCTTGCAGTACATTGCGCCATCCACACAGAAGATACCAACATCGCCGATAGCCATTTCCGCATCCTTTTTCACATATACCATGTCGCCATCGTGAATATATGGGAACATACTGTTTCCCTGGATGTTTACGGCGTAATCTGCTTCGTCTGGGACACTGTTGTCCACCAGAATCATCTCAAAGTCAGCGCCGTCAAGCGGGACAGATGTACCGGCTGCGGATGGTGTAGTATATCGTGGGATATACCGCTCTCTCTCGGTATTTGCAAGCTGGATAACCTTGCTGCGGTTCTTCGGCTTTGCCGCCAGGTCAATACGCTCTTTCTCCAAAGAGCATACGGTGTTCACGATTTTTTTGCCGTGGGAATCAAGCTCACGATAGTCCTGTAGGAAGCGTTTCTCTGCGGGAGAAAGTATAAAAGTGTAGTTTTGTTCGCTTCCTTTCGGCTGAATATCAAGAAGCGTATCTATCGATGTGTTCAGAAAACGCCCAAGCGCAATCAAGGCGTCCATGTTCGGCTTTTTCGTGTTGTGTTCCCACGACCTAACAGCAACGGTAGAGACTCCGACAGCAGAACTCAAATCCTGCTGTGTATATCCGCGCTCCAAACGCAGATTTTTCAGGCGCTGGCCGAAGTCCATGATGACTATCCTCCGTAATTTGAGATTGGTTGTTGACACGACCCATTATTTGTGGTAGCATTAACACCGTAACTACTGTTTGCATTGACAGGATAGCATAAACTTATGTTTCTGTCAATAGGAAAAAGAATAGCCCGCCTTTCGACGGACTATCCCATGTTGCATACTGCCGATGAACACAAACTCAAGAAAACAGTATGCGAGCAGCCCATAGATTTACAGGCCGTGGTCATAACAACACCACTCATCATGACCCACTTGTAGTATAACATGGGCTTCCTCATAAATCAATGGAGGTTTCTGACTACGAGATGAAAAAAAGAGTTTCTGTGAGGGAACTGAAGGAATACTGTTCCCGAAACAAACCGCAACAGGTTCTCTTCTACACGGAGAATCAGGAATGGTATCGTGTGGCAGACCCCTGCAAAATCAGATTGTCCTTCCCAATTATGTTGATATGCGAAAATCCCAATCTGATTTGCCTAAAGTCCGAGACAAGTACTATGTGCATCGACCGGATAAAATTTGCCGAAATCAATAGCGACGCCAATCCTTTGGGTACTATACTCACGGTAAGCTGCGGTAACATGAAAGCTGTGGAGCCCGAGAAAACCTACACCCTTATTTTCTCATAAACTTTTTATGTTGTCTATATAATTGACTTGACTTGAAACCGCCATTATGCTATACTCCAACTATCAACATAATTGAATTGAAGGAGTTAGTACCTTGGGTTTTCATCATAATGAGCAGCGAGTCCCTCAAATTGGGGAAGTATATCTGATGAACTTTGGAGGAAGCGGCTGCGAACAAAATGGCTGGCGCCCCGGTGTTGTTTTTCAGAACAATGTCGGCAACGCACACAGTCCCAACATCATCGCCCTTCCCCTCACCAGTTCCATTAAGAAAGCCGGACAGCCCACCCATGTTGTTATCAAGTCGGCTGACAGTGGCCTTCGTTTGGATAGCATGGTTCTGTGCGAGAATCCCGAATGTATGTCGAAAGAACGCATCGGTCAGTATATCACCACATTGTCCAACCGCTATATGCGGCAGATAGCAGCAGCAAATCTCCTCGCTACCTCCGCTATTTCATTTCTGGATACTGAGGTGCTGCTTGCCGTTTGGCATAAGGCAATCCGCTTGAATGCTGCCGTTCCGGCATAACCCTACATACAATTAACGGGAGGTTCGCCATGTACAATGAAGGGTTAAAGATAAACTTCATCCGCAACTATACACAAAGCATCAATACCGCGAATGTGGCAACAACGGTATTTACCGCGTTTGAGCCGCATGAAGAGGCATGGGGTGCTGATTTGTGTACGAAAAGCACCGAGGAACTACAGCCTGTGATTGATGAAATCGTAGGATTGCGCTCCAAAAGTCAATGGATGTCGCTGACGATACTGAAAGAGTATGTCAAGTGGTGTATCACCATGAATGTGCCGGGTGCCTGTGATGGGATGCTTCGCATCACAGCGGTCGGTCTTGACAAGGTCAGAAAGCAGATGGTCACAAGCCCGCTACATCTCCAGCGGTATCTCAACGAGGTCTTTGACCCAGAGGACGACGAGACTATCGATAATCTCTACCGCTGCTACTACTGGATGGCGTTTTCCGGTATCCGGGAAGAAGATACGCTGAGCATCACAGCTTCGGATGTAGACTTCATGGATATGTCCATTCGGTACGGCGAGAACTGTGTTCCTCTTTACCGCGAATCCCTTCCTGCATTTCATAATGCGGTGGAGCTTCCTGGTTTTTTGTACAAACATCCGAATTACGCAAAAGAAATTCGGCGTGACAGAGTTCCTGGCGATACCATTATGCGTGGGGTTCGGGCTACCACAAAAACCATGTCCATTCGCTCCATGCTTTCGCACCGCTCTGCCGCCGCACTTCAGGATGGCAAGACAAAGCAGCAGTTAAGCTTCTACAGAGTATGGATGTCCGGGCTTTTCTATCGGATGTACGAGAGAGAGCGGGCTGGTATTCCAGTGGACTTCTCTGACGCAGCAGTTGATTTCATGTCCGGGCGGACATATGTTGTTAAAGGCAGGGTCAAGCTGGAGCACAAACAAAACAAAATTGAAAAAGACTATATGGAAGACTATCAGCGTTGGAAGCTGGCTTTCCTGATGTAAGGCGGTGAAAAAATGGGTATCGGAGATTTGTTTTCAATCTTTGCAGGCGGTGCTTGGCTTGCCACAGAAACAGCCAAAGAGATTGGTGAACGAGCTGTCGGCGAAGAGCGCAGCCGTTTAATCAAGGCATATATCGCAGAACATACCGACCCCGAGCTGGAGCAGCGTATGATGGAGGATGTAAAGAATCCCGATATGTACGATGCGGTTTGGGAGCGTATCGAGTCTTTTAAGCGAGACAATCCTGTTTTCTGCGATGAGGAAGCCAAGAAGTCTCTTATCAAGAAGTACGATGGTACTTATGGTTATACCAGCCGTTTTGGCTGGCAGAATGTCGGTGAAGAGAGGCTCCCATTCCGCACCGCAAACGGAAGCCTGTATGGGAAAAGCCAGTATCAGGATTTGGAATTGGACGGAAACCGTAATATCGCAGTCATGCTTTTGATGCAGACATACGGTAAAATGAAGTTGTCCCATGCAAAGACAACGGCAGAAAAGCTTTATCCCATTCCCAAATCCAACCGAAATTGGTAATCAGAGAACCTGCATCAAGCAGGTTTCTCTTTACATATATCAACACAATTAAATAAAATACAAGATTGAAAGGAGTGGTTCCTATGGGCGAGTTAAAGGAGAGATTTCTTTCTGTGTACAATAACGCAGTACACAGAGATGGCTCCGATATGCTTCTGCGATGGTTGGAGGATTCCGACTTCTTCGTTGCACCAGCATCCACAAAGTTTCACGGCTGCCATGAAGGTGGGCTTCTTCAGCATTCCCTGAATGTGTATGACTGCTTAAAGAGAGGGCTGGCAAACGCCGGATTGCAGAACAGCTACCCCGAAGAAACTGTCGCAGTTGTTTCGCTGCTTCACGACATTTGCAAGGTCAACTTCTACAAGAAAGGTTTTCGCAATGTCAAGGATGAGGAGACCGGCCAGTGGTACAAGAAAGAGGTCTATGAAATCGATGAGAAGTTCCCCTGCGGAGAGCACGCAGACAAGTCTGTCATCCTTATTCAGAACTTCATGCATCTTGAGCCGGAGGAAATTCTCGCTATCCGCGCTCATATGGGCGGTTGGGACACAGCAGTAAAGGGCGGGAATGCTTTTATCGGCAAAATTTTCGAGCGGAGTAAGCTTGCTGTCCTGCTGCATCTTGCCGATATGGAAGCTACCTATCTTTGCGGCGAATAAAAGGAAAGAAGGTTATTTATGTCAGAGCAGACAGGCAACATTTATCAAAAGCTTGCTAAGGTCAGAAAACAGGTCGAGGTCATTCGGAAAAACAAAAGCGGCTACGGCTACAAGTATGTCACCGAAGATGAAATTCTCGCAAAAATCTCGGTTTTTATGGACAAGTATCACCTGTCACTGGTTCCCAGTATTCAGTCTGGAACTACAAGGGTAGAACCCTATACATATAAGAAAACCAAGACAACTGGTAAGGGCGAGTTTTACGAAGAAAATAGCAACGAGATTCTGGTAAGCGCCGATATGACATGGTCTTGGGTCAACAACGACAATCCCGAAGAACGCATCGATGTCAGTTGGGCTCTTGTTGGACAGCAGAGCGATGCTTCACAGGCATTTGGTTCCGGGTTGACTTACTCAAGTCGGTACTTCCTTCTCAAGTATTTCAACATCGCAACGCCGGATGACGACCCCGATAATTTCCGCAGCAAGCAGCGTGCTGCTGAGGCGGCTGAGGATAAGATGATTGCGGAAGGTATCATCCAGAGTTTTGACGAGACAGTCAAGCACTTCCTTGAGTCCAATAAAGATAAGGCGGAGGATGTGAAAAAGTTTGTGTCCAAGTACGCAAAGGGCGGCAACTATTTTGCCATCACCGAGTCAGCTCTTGCCGGTAAATTGCTGGCAGATTTCAAAGAGACATTCAGTATTAAGGAGGAGTAACACATGGGTTTTCGCACAGGTGCTTATGCAAAAGTCTGGGAAGTAACGCCGATGAGCGACACCAGCACGAAGGTTCGTATGTCCATCAGTCGAAAGAACAAACAGTCCGGCGAGTATGAACAGGATTTTTCCGGTTTCGTCCTTGCCATCGGAACGGCGGCAGCAAAGAAAGCTGCCGGTTTGAAAGAGGGCAACCGCATCAAACTCGGCGATGTAGATGTGACGACCAAGTACGACAAAGAGAAAAAGGTTACATATACCAACTTCAAAATGTTCTCCTTCGAGCTTGACGGAGAGGAACCTCGTGACAGCAGTACAGAGCCGCAGCCCACAGTTGATGAGGGTGAAATCGACGACAACCGCCTGCCTTTCTAAAGGTGGCGGCCTATGGGAGAAATCAATTACGCACCGCTCATTGACGATATGGTCTGGAGCTACTCCCGTATCAAAGCTTTCGTAGACTGTCCGTATCGATTTTATCTGAAGTACATCCGGCATATCCACGGCAAAGAAATGTTTTTCGCAAGCTATGGCACATTCATGCACAAGCTGATTGAAACCTACTTCAAGGAGGGAAAATCCCCGCGTCAGTTGACAGACATTTACCTGCGAGATTTCAAGAAAGAGGTTATCGGTCGGGCGCCAAATAAAACGGTCTTCGGGAACTACTTTACTGGTGGCCTTCGGTATTTGCGGGGCATCCACCCGTTCCCGTATCGACCTGTAGCCATTGAAAAGAAGGTGGATTTCAAGGTGAATGGAATCCCCTTCATTGGCTACATTGATTTTCTTGGAGAGCTGGATGGCTCCCTCTATGTGGTGGATAACAAGTCCAGGGTTTTGAAGCCTCGGAGCAAGCGGGAGAAACCGACCAAAACGGACGAGGAACTGGATGCTTACCTTAAGCAGTTATACCTCTATTCGGCTGCGGTCGAGGAGGAATACGGTGTTCGGCCTCGCAAGCTTTGCTTCAACTGTTTCCGCACCGATACCTTCATCGAAGAGCCGTTCTTGGATAAGGACTACGAAGGTGCGAAACAATGGCTTGCAGAAATGATTTCCGAGATACGGCAAGAATCAGATTTCAAACCGTCATGTGAGTTTTTCAAATGTACCCACCTCTGCGAAATGCAGGATGAGTGCGAGTACTATCAGTTGATGAAGAAGAGGTGATGAGAAATGCTGGCAAATGAAGATATGGCGCGGGTCGAAAGCGAAGCGGGTATTATCGCCACGCTGATTCACCATCCTGATTTTTCATACTACTCCGAGCAGCTGCTGCCAAACCATTTCACAAACGAAGAGAACCGCTATATCTATCAGGCGATTTGTTCTCTCGCAAGAGATGGCATTGAACGCATTGACCCATACAATATTATCCAAGCGTTGACTGCTAAAGAGGCTACCCGGCGTTTTGCGGATGAGCTGAGCATCGACCAGCTCTATACGCTCATGGAAAACAGCGAAAACATCAGCCGAAATACAGTCGAGGAGTATAAGCTTCTCGTAAATAATGTGATGGACGCAGCGTTTCGCAGAGATACATACCAGCAATTAAAGGAATGCCAAAAGCTGTGTACACAACCTTCTGCCGAGAACATCGAGCAGAAAATCTATAAGATGCTTGACGATGTGATGATGGAGTTTTCTACAACCAATGATGTCCCGGCCTATAAAGATGTGGTCGATAAATGCTGGGAGGAAATCAAAGGCCGTCAGGGCGCCGGTTACGCAGGAATCCCCTTCAAGTTCCCCGCTTTGAACGATTACGCCACCATTGAGCGTGGAGAGTTGTTCATCTTTGGCGCCGAACAGAAGCAGGGTAAGAGTATGATGCTGCTGAATTGCGCAGTGGATTTGCTTAAGCAGGATTACGCCGTGCTGTATTTGGACAGCGAGTTAAACACACGGCTTTTTACCTCCCGTATTCTCGCTCATCTGTCAGGCATTGAGTATAAGCGCCTCACCTCCGGTAACTACAGTGAGGAAGAGGAACAGCGGATTCTGGCGGCAAAAGAGTGGCTCAAGACTCGTAAGTTCACCCATATTTACATCCCCATGTTCGACCAGCAGAGTATTTATACCGCTGTCAACAAGGTCAAGCACACTCAGGGGTTGGATGTCCTTATCGTGGACTACTTCAAAGGTAAAGGCGAGGGTGATGCCTTCGATAGCTATCAGGAACTTGGCCGTTTTGTGGATATGGTGAAGAACCAAATCTGCGGAGAGATGAATATTGCCGGTATCGGTGCGGCACAGGCAACTATCACAGGTAAGCTTGCCGACAGCGCCAAGATTGCACGAAACGCTTCGACCATTGCTATGATTTCCGATAAAACACCGGAGGAAATCGAGGCAGACGGTGCAGAATGCGGCAATAAAAAGCTGCGTGTCACAGTCAATCGTAACGGTATGCAGATGACACAGGACGAATACATAGACTTGCTGTTTGATGGCAATCACATTCTCTATGAACAGGCTAAACAGCATATTCCTCAGACGCCATTTTAATCTATCGTGACAATTAAATAAAATGCGAAAGGAGGAAACGGTTTGGAGCTGTCTGAACTGATAGAGTCAGTCGATATTCTGGATTACATTTCTCAATATACGGATTTCACAGAGAAAAACGGAGAATACTGGGCACTGTCACCTCTTAAAGATGAAAACACGCCGTCTTTCTCCGTTCGTAAAGAAACAAATTCGTTTTTTGACTTCTCCTCCGGTATCGGCGGCAATGTGCTGACATTTATTCGGTACTATGACAAGTGTAGTATGGCAGAAGCCGTAGAAAAGCTGAAAAAATACAGCGGATTTAATGGCAAAGTAAGTTCAAGAAAGCGTCTTGCAGCTACAGAGGTGGCAAAACGGTTTGCGCCACCCCATAACACAGCAAAAAAGGCCAAAGGAACAGTGCTGCCGGATGATTACATGGAGCGGTATGAGAAACGAGACGATAAGTTGGCTGTTTGGGAACATGAGGGCATTTCCCGTGCATCTATAGACAAGTTTTCGGTGTACTATGACAGCTTTTCCGACCGGCTTGTCTATCCAATACGAAATCCAGACGGAAAAATCGTCAATATCGGTGGGCGAACCCTCGACCCGCGCTGGAAAGAGAAGGGTTTGCGTAAATACACCTATTTCATGTCGTGGGGTGAGTTGAAAACCATCTATGGTCTTGCAGAAAACAGAGATGCTATCCTCCAGAAAGGGGAAATCATCTTGTTTGAGGGCTGCAAATCCGTTCTACTTGCCGATACTTACGGAATTCACAATACCGGGGCGATTTTGACCTCGCATCTGAACCCAAATCAGATGAAATTGCTGGCAGCACTTGGCTGCCGTGTGGTTTTTGCCCTTGATAAGGATGTCTGCATCCGAGACGACCACAATATCAAGCGGTTAAAGCAGTTTGTCAATGTGCAATATCTTTGGGATAAGGATAATTTACTTGGTGAAAAGGACAGTCCTGTCGATAGAGGCCAAGAAACTTGGAAAAAACTCTACGAAGGGAGGCTGTCGTGGCGATGAGTGGGCAATACACCGTCTATCATCTACATAGCGACCTGTCAAATGGCGTTACCAATATTGATTCGGTCACAAAATACGGAGAGTACATTGCAAAAGCCAAAGAATGCGGTATGAATGCGATGGGCTTTTCCGAACACGGTTCTGTTTTTGAGTGGTGGCACAAGAAAAGTGCGATTGAAGCAGCCGGGATGAAGTATATCCACGCCGTTGAGTGCTATCTCACCACAACGCTTACAGAAAAAATCAGAGACAACTATCACTGCGTTCTTCTCGCCAAAAACTACAGCGGTTTTTTGGAATTGAACCGTCTCGTGTCTAACAGTTTTTGTAGGAAGGACAACCATTTCTACTATGCTCCCCGCATTACCTTTGACGAGTTGTTCCACACATCGGATAACATCCTTGTCACTACCGCTTGTGTCGGCGGTGTGCTTGGGAAAGGCGACGAGCAGGTACAGCGGGTGTACCTCGATTTTTTGACTCGTAACCGGCATCGCTGTTTTCTGGAAGTTGGACATCACATGGATGAAAAACAGATTTCCTATAACAAAAAGCTGCTTGCGTTAAGTCAGGAACTCACTGTTCCACTGATAGCTGGAACAGATACTCATGTTTTGAATGAAGAGCACGAGAAAGGCCGCAGCATCCTGCAGGCATCCAAAAACATTTTCTTCGACGGCGAAGAGCGTTGGGACTTGAAGTTCAAAACTTATGATGAATTGGTCGCAGCCTATCGAGCGCAAGGTTCGTTACCGGAAGCCGAGTATATGCAGGCCATTGAAAACACAAACCTGCTGGCAAATATGGTGGAACCTTTTGAGCTGGATAGAGGAACCAAGTATCCTCACATTTACGCAGAGCCGGAAAAGACTTTCAGAGAAAAAGTCCAGTCTGCTATGGAGACGCATCCCTATGCGCTGAAGAACCATACCAAAGAGGAGCTGGAGCGTGTTGTCGAAGAAGAGTTTGATGTCTACAAGGCGACAAAGTCTATTGACTTTATGCTCCTGCAAACATATTTGCGGGAATGGGAAAATGAAAACGGTATCCAATGCGGTTACGGAAGAGGCTCTGTGTCCGGCAGTATGATTGCCTATCTGCTTGGTATTACACAGATGGACAGTCTGCGGTTCGGGTTGAACTTCTTCCGCTTTATGAACCCCTCCCGTGTGACCAATGCAGATATTGATACGGACTACTCTGGCAAGGACAGAGACACAGTCAAACGGTTCCTGCTTCGTGACAAGATGAACCTGCCAAGCATCCGTTCCGCAGAAATCATTACCTTTAACACCATTGCGTTGAAGGGAGCTGTTCGAGATGTGTGCCGTGCCCTCTACAAAGACCGTCAGGACATTAACTATATTCAGGTTTCCAACCACATCTGCAAAGAAGTTGAGACGCATGAAGAGGCAGTTCGCAAAAAGTATCCGGAGGTTTTCCGGTATGTGGATATTGTCAACGGCACTATTGTTTCCATCGGAACCCACCCAAGCGGTGTGCTTATCAGTGACCTGCCCATTGAGCAGACCGTAGGCCTCTGCAGCGTATCTACATCTGAGTATCCGGTCTCCATGATTAACATGAAAGAGCTGGACGACTTGATGTATGTCAAGCTGGATATCCTGGGGCTTGATAATATCGGTGTCATCAATGAAACTTGTAAAACTCTCGGCATTGAGCGGCTTACCCCCGACAACACAGATATGGAAGATATGAGCGTATGGAAAAGCATCCGTGATGATACAACGCTTATCTTCCAATGGGAGTCGGACAGCGCACAGCACTACCTCCGGCAGTTTATGTCAGACAACACACTGGAAACGGCTCGCTCCAAAATCCCGAACTTCTCCATGCTGAAATGGATGTCCTTTGGCAATGGGCTTCTCCGCCCTGCCTGCGCCAGTTTTCGTGACAGCGTTGCGAAGGGCGAGTTTTACGATAACGGTTTCGATGCACTGAATGAGTTTCTTTCCCCCGAAGCTGGACGCATCGCCATGCAGGAGACTATCATGCAGTTCCTCGTCAAGTTCTGCGGTTATTCTGCGGCAGAGTCCGATAATGTGCGCCGTGCTATTGCAAAGAAGAAAGGCACAGAAACACTGCTCCCTGAGATTGAGGAACGGTTCGTTGCCTATTGTTCGGAACAATACAGCATGACTTCGGAACAGTGCGAGAAAATCATCAAGCCTTTCTTGCAAATCATCCTGGATGCTTCCGCCTATGGCTTTTCATGGAACCATTCTGATGCTTACTCCTCCATTGGATACATCTGTGGGTATCTGCGTTACTACTATCCGTTGGAGTTCCTCACTGCGGCACTCAATATCTTTGGCGATAACATGGATAAGACCGCCGCCATTACCAATTACGCTACCAGCGTCGGCATCCGCGTCACACTGCCAAAGTGGGGATTGTCCAGAGGTGAGTATTTCTTCGACCGAGAAAAGAGAATCATTGCAAAGGGGCTCACCTCCATCAAGTATATGAGCGCCAATCTTGCCGATGAACTCTATGACCTTGCCAGAAATAAATACTCCTACTTCATGGATTTGCTCAGGGATTTGGATGAAAAGACCAGTATCAACTCCAGGCAGCTTGACATCCTCATTAAGCTGGATTTCTTCTCTGACTTTGGTAATCAGCGTGAACTTCTCCGCATAACAAGTCTGTTTTCCGAGATGTTCAAGAAAGGACAAGCCAAGCAGATACGAAAAAGCGATGTGGATGGAACGCCGTTGGAGGAAATCGTAAAGCGATATGCGGTGGGCGTAACCAAGTCAGGCGGCATCGCAAAGAGTTATACGCTTCTTGATGTCGCATCTATCCTGCGAGAGGCAGAAACCGTCATCAAAGCAGCAGGAATGGATGACTTGAGCGACCTTATCAAGGTGCGCAACTTCTATGATGTTATGGGCTACATCGGCTATGTGTCCGGCAACGAAGCCGACCGGCGCAAACTCTACATCACGGATATCAAGCCGCTGTACCGTAAGCGTGACAATAAGCAGTTCGGGTATAGCTTGTTCACGAAATCTATCGGCAGCGGCAAGGAGAGCCGGTTCACTGTCTTCAACAGAGTCTTTGATAAGGAGCCTGTCAAAGAGGGTGACATCATCTACTGCAAAGGCTATGAGAGAGATGGCGAGTATTACACGCTGACAGCGTATCAGCAGGTTTTTTGATTACATATAAAACATGGATTTTATAAGCATGGAGGTGCAAATTTTGCAGGACAAACAGGTCTGCAATCTCTGCGGCAAAGAGCTTGATTTCTTTGACCGGCAGGAGAACTTTACAATACATACAAGAATCGGTTATGGCAGTGTCCATGACGGCGACAAGGTTCATCTCCAGTTCTGCTGTGACTGCTTCGACAAGGTCGTTGCCATGTGTACCGTGTCACCCATTGAGGAGGTAAGCTGAGAATGGATAGAGCAGAATTTCAGAGATACATTGATAATACCCTGCAAGAGGCAGAGCGTGTGAGGACTTATTGTACGCAAGACGAAATCGTCCTAATTATGACAGCGGATTTTTATCGAGAGCTTCTTGCCACCGCAGACATTCACGCCAACAGAGACGGCGACCACTACGGCTTCCTTTATGGCTATCGTATTGCGCTTATCAACGAGCCGACTGAACGCACGATGGTCTCACCTGCGATGCTCGGGATGACCTATCATCCATACATGGCACTGGACGACATCATTGTTGTCGATGAAGAGAACCGGGTGTTCCGGCTTGCCAGCCGTGACCCTGTCCAATTCACGGATACAGGCATGACTGTCCGCTTTGATGCACATACCCGCACTACCAGAATGGATGCTGCTGTTATCGATGCTGGAAATATTGCGGCTGAGGCCATGCGTGTCGCCACTGCACAAGCCGCTACGACAACTGCTACTGTAGAACCCTTCTACTACAATCCGTTTGAAACGATTACTACCACGGCCACCACGACTGGTGGCAACTGGCAGCAATATTGGGCGAACCCAGCAACATGGGAGTACAACCCTACGGTTACTTTCCATGTAGATACAGCAGAAATCAACCACAGTGTATTCGACAGACTCACAGGTGGTGGCAGAAGAAAAAAGAATCGTGTCAAAGAAGATGCGGAACTGTCCGCCGGAGACACCAAGGCAATGGATGAATTTCTTGATGGATTCGCCATCAAACAGAACTTACAGCAGGCGTAAAGGAGGGTGCCAATGGGTAAGGTAATTGTTCAGGACTTCACCTGCAAAGAGCCAATCACCATGATTGGAACGGAGGCCGGTGTCTGCTGGGGCGCCGATATTTCCGACCAGAAGAAAAACTATCGTCGAGGTATTGACTGCCTTGAGAGTGAACACGGGAGAACTTTCGAGTTCCCCGATGCCTATATGATTCTTGATGGCTACTCCGCACGAGTTATTCGTGAGTGGTACACCCACATTGGCGGTTCACCTACAAGATTGCAGGCAAGTACGAGATATATCGACTACGAACATGGCTTTGATTATGTCGTACCGCCCAGCATTGAAAAGGACGAAGCGGCGTCAGCCGGGTACAAGAAAGTCATGACGATTCTCCAAAATGCGCTTACCGCACTGGATGCGTTCGGCGTTCCCCGTGAGGACACAGCACTGCTGTTGCCATTGGGAATGACTACCCGTATCGTGTGCAAGCACAACGCCAGAAATCTCATGGATATGTCTCATCAGCGGATGTGCTCTCGTGCTTATCATGAGTATCGAAAGCTGTTTGACGATGTGTGCAATGCTCTCCGTGCGTATTCGGAAGAGTGGGCATATCTGGTTGACCACTACTTCATGCCGAAGTGTGAGTATATGGGCTTCTGCAAGGAGAAAAAGTCCTGCGGTAAGATGCCGCACAAAGAGTGAGGCTATGAAAAGCAAAATACGAAACCCCAAAAAGATGCGCCAGCTTATCGACTTCAAAGGCCTGGAGCTTGATGGTGGCATCTACCCAACAGACATTGACGGACTGATTGAACTGCGCAATCGTGAATACATAATCCTTGAAGTTAAACACCGTGGCGCCGCTGTCCCTTACGGGCAAAGGCTTGCTATTGAAAGAATGGTAGATGACTTCACAATGGTTGGGAAGAGTGCGGTCGCTATCATATGTGAGCACCAAGTCGATGACCCGGACAAGCCTGTTGTCGCGGCATACTGCAAAGTAAGAGAAATCTATTATGGCAAGGAACATATATGGAGGCCGCCGGACGGCTCCATCAATGTACGGCAGGCCATCGATTGTTTCTGCCAGTACGCAACACATAAAAAAGGAGGCTGATGCCGTGAAAATTATCGCTATCTCTGGCAAAGCACAGCACGGAAAGGATACAACAGCCGGGTTTTTGAAATCCACATTGGAAGCAGACGGCTATAAAGTACAGGTCGCTCACTATGCAGACCTGCTCAAATACATATGCAAGCAGTTTTTTGGATGGAATGGGCAGAAGGACGATGCTGGACGCCACATTCTGCAGTATGTCGGAACAGATGTCATTCGCACACAGAAGCCTGATTTCTGGGTCGATTTCATTATCTCAATGGCAGAACTCTTCCCTGATGCATGGGATTATCTGCTCATTCCCGACTGCCGCTTCCCCAACGAGATTGACTGCATTAAGAGTGCCGGACTTGATATGGTTCATTTGCGTGTCGTGAGAAAGAACTTCACAAGTCCGCTGTCCAAAGAACAACAGGCGCATCCGTCAGAAACCGCGCTCGACAATACAACGCCGGACTACTGGATTGTCAACGATGGTACGCTGAAAGACCTGCAAGAGCGTGTCATTGCATGGCTTACAGATTACACAGGCTTTCACCAGACAACATTCGATGAGTTGTAAGGAGGTGTGATATGCGTCATCTGACAATTCTTGTTGATATGGATGATACTATCGAGAACCTCGCTGAAGCTTGGGTCGCCTACCTGAACGCACGGCATCAAACCAGTACCAACCTTTCGGATATTACCGATTGGGATATTTCAAAGGCATTTCCTACCCTTACAAAAGAGCAAGTATATGCCCCTTTGTTTGAGGATGCCTTTTGGAGCTGGGTCAAACCAATGGAAGGCGCGTCAGAGGCGCTGCAAAAACTAATTGCAGATGGACATACTGTGCTGATTGTGACCACATCGAACTACCAGACCCTGGCGGCCAAAATGGAGCAGGTGTTGTTCCACTACTTCCCATTCCTGACATGGAACGATGTCATCATCACAGCCCATAAACAGCTTATCAAGGGAGATGTGCTGGTAGATGACGGTATTCACAATCTGGAGGGCGGAGATTACTTCAAAATCCTCATGACAGCCCCACACAACCGCAATTATGACGCAGATAAAAACGGAATGTACCGTGTCAGCTCGTGGAGTGATGCTTATTCCGCCATTCAAGCACTTGCCTGTGCTGATTCCATATCAAAATGGCAGGATGACCCCGCCGCTTTCGCTGAAGAAGTCCTGCGTATCCAACTAAAGCCGTATCAGCGGCTTGCTTTAAGGCTCAAAGGAGGTCTGAACCGCATTGAAAATCATTCTGTATTCAACCGGTTGTCCCAAGTGTAAGGTGCTCAAGCATAAATTAGAAGAAAAGGGTATTGCGTACACAGAAAACAACACTGTGGACGAAATGCTGTCGCTCGGAATCGTACAAGTTCCTGTTCTCAGTGTGGATGGAGAACTTCTTGACTTCCAAACAGCAAACCAGTGGGTTAATCAACATTAAAAGGAGGAGGACAGGAGCAAATGAACATTCCACTCAAAATGAACCGAGACTTTGAAAAGGCAATGGCGGCTCTCAATGAGCGCTACGGTGAGGATTTCGAGTTTCTCAACGGTTTTCATGAAACCCAGTTGAATTTCTCTGACTTCATCGATGGCTTTATTGATAAGAATGTAGCCGATGTGACCATTGATGCCAATGCAAACGCCTCTAATAAGGATATTCGCAGTCTCTTGAATGAAAAAGGAAAATCCCACGATAAGCTGTTCGCTTTCAACAAGATTTTCTATGAGATGAAGAAGAGGTACAACCTCCGAACGGCAAAAGAATGGCTGGAAACAGAATATAACGGCGGCTTTTATCTGCATGATGCCTCAACTTCCACCTATCTGCCGTATTGTTACGCCTATGACCTGTCCAGATTGGCGACCGAGGGACTTTTCTTTCTGAAAAACTACAATAATCAGGCACCCAAGCACCTTACCACCTTCATGGATGATGTAATCGAGTATATCAGCTACATGAGTAACCGCAGTTCCGGTGCTGTGGGTATCCCCAATGTCCTGATTTGGACATATTACTTCTGGAAAAAAGACTGCGAAAGCGGTCACATCATCAAAGACCCAGAGTATTACATTAAACAGTGCTTCCAGAAGTTCATCTACCGCCTCAATCAGCCGTTCATGCGCATCGACCAGACCGCCTTTGTCAATGTGTCCATCTTTGACCGCAATTATATCGAGGCTCTGTTTGGCGGCGTACAGTATCCGGACGGCAGTTATGTCATTGATTGTGTGGAAGAGCTGATTGAACACCAGAAACTCTTCATGGAGGTCGTTTCACAAATCCGGAGCGAGAATATGTTCACCTTCCCGGTACTGACTTATAGTCTTCTGTACCGTGACGGAAAGTTTGTGGACGAGAATTTTGCCAGATGGTGCAGCGACCACAATACCACATGGAATGACAGTAACTTCTTCATCAGCGGTGATGTGAATACGCTTTCCAACTGCTGTCGCCTGCTGTCAGATACCTCAAAGCTTAATGCGTTCATCAACTCCATCGGCGGCACGGCACTTTCTATCGGTTCTGTCAAGGTCAATACCATCAACCTGATGCGGATTGCGCTGGAAACGGAATGCGATGAGAAAAAGTATCTGGCTCTTCTTAAAAAGCGTGCGCTTCTGTGCTGTAAAACTCTTGATACCGTGCGGCATATTATTCACCGGAACATCGAAAAGGGTTTACTGCCCAACTATCAGGATGGTGCAGTAGAGATGGACAAGCAGTACTGCACGATGGGCATCCTCGGCCTGTATGAGGTAATCGAAGCTTTCGGTTATACCAAGACAGACGAATTCGGTTATATCAGCTATACCGATGAGGGCGTCACTTTCGCAAGCAAAATCTTTGAGGTGCTCAACGAAGTTAAGGACAACTTCACCGAGGAGTACTCATTCAATATCGAAAGCGTTCCTGCAGAGCGTGCCGCTGTTATCCTGTGTCAGAAAGACAATGTCCTGTACGACCACAACGATAAATTCATTTACTCCAATCAGTGGATTCCTCTGTCGGCCAAATGCACCATTCAGGAAAAACTGCGGCTGTGCTCCATTCTGGATGAGAAGTGTTCCGGCGGTAGTATCGCCCACATCAATCTGGAGTCGAATTTCCCCAATACGGATATGGCATGGGAGATGCTCAACAAGATTGCACAGTCAGGCGTTATCTACTTTGCATTTAACACCCGCATCAACGAATGCAAGCATCATCACGGTTTCGTAGGCACAGACCATTGTCCGGTGTGCGGTGAACCTGTATTCGATACATATCAGCGCATCGTTGGCTATCTTGTCCCGTCACGCGCTTATTCCAAAGACCGTTTCCGCGAGTTCAACACAAGACAGTGGTACACCTATGCGGAGGCAATGAGCGAATGAGGGTAAAGACGATAGTTGATGAGGACTTCACCAATTATAAGAAACCGGCCATGTTCATTGGCACGATTTCCTGTGGGGGCAAATGCTGTATCGAAGCTGGTATTCCTCTCTCTGTTTGTCAAAATGATGGGTGGCGCTCTTGCGCCCCCATTACGATTGACGATAATGAGCTCTGCCATCGGTATTTGACAAATCCCCTCACCAAAGCGGTTGTCTTCGGTGGGCTTGAACCGATGGAACAGTTTGAGGAACTTCTCACATTTCTGGATTTGTTTCGTGACACCTATGACTGCGAAGATGATGTCGTCATCTATACCGGTTATTATCCCGAAGAAATCCCAGACCAGCTTCATACCCTTTCTCTTTACGAAAATGTCTTCGTAAAGTTCGGACGCTATATCCCGAACAAGCCACACCGTTTTGACCCTGTGCTTGGCGTAGAGCTTGCCTCGGACAATCAGTATGCGGCCAATGTATTCTGGCCGTTCTGGAGGAACAACGAATATGCAAATCAACATCAATCCTGACAAAGACTTCGTCGCTCATATGCGCAAGGCACTTAAAGACAACAATGGGTTTTGCCCGTGCGCTATTGTTAGAAGCGAAGATACCAAGTGTATGTGCAAAGAGTTCCGTGAGATGGAGGAAGGAACCTGTCATTGCGGACTGTACATCAAGATTAAGGATAAGCCCACCGCTGAAAATGTAGACCGCTGCATTTGCTGTGGTGCAGTAATTCCAGAGGGAAGAATGGTTTGTCCAAACTGTGGTGAATAACTGGGAGGTACTCATTGGAGTCAAAAGTATTTGACCTTATTGCAAAAGAACAGCACCGACAGGATACGACTATCGAACTGATAGCCAGCGAGAACTTCGCAAGTGAAAACATCATGCGAGCAGTTGGCTCCTGCCTGACCAATAAGTATTCAGAGGGATACCCCGCTGCGCATCACTCCGGCAACCGAGGCAGATATTATGGCGGATGCCAGTATGTAGACGAGCTGGAGGAATACTGCTGCGAAATGTGGCAGAAGGTGTTCCAGACTAACTATCATGTCAATGTGCAGCCGCACAGCGGCACGAATGCAAATATTGCGGCATATTTGTCCGTACTGAAACCAGGAGATACTGTTCTTTCTATGAGCCTTGATAACGGCGGGCATTTGTCCCACGGCTCTCCGGTGAATATCAGTGGTAAGATTTTCAACTTCATCCACTATGGAGCAAACAAATCCGGCTGGATTGATACAAACGATTTCATCGACAAGCTTTATAAGTTCAATCCAAAGCTTGTAGTCATTGGGGCTTCGGCATATAGCCGTACCCTGTACTTTGACACCTTCAGAAATGTTATCGACTGCTATAAAAAGCAGACAGGAAACGAGTGCTATATGCTGGTGGATATGGCACATATCGCAGGACTTGTAGCGGCTGGCGACCATCCGTCCCCATTCGGGCTTGCTGACATCATTACTACCACGACACACAAAACTCTGCGGGGCACAAGGGGCGGGTTGATTTTCTGCAAACCGGAGCTTGCCAAGCGCATCGACAGCGCAGTCTTCCCCTGTTGTCAGGGCGGGGCGCTACAGCATATCATCGCTGGTAAAGCGGTAACAGCTGAGGAGGCTTGCACAGACAAGTTCAAGAACTACATCCACGCCGTTGTGCGTAACTGTAAGGCGATGTGCGATGCGTTTATTTCGATGGGCTACAATGTCGTTACAGGTGGTACAGACAATCATCTGTTCCTGCTTGACCTGACGGAAACAGGGTTGACCGGCAAAGCGGTACAGGACGAATTGGACAAGCATGGCATTACCCTTAACAAGAACTGTGTTCCCAATGAAACTCGTTCTCCGCAGCAGACTTCCGGCGTTCGTATCGGAACGGCAGCTATGACGACTAAGGGCTATACCGCCGAAGACTTTGTCAGCGTCGCTCACATCATTGACAACATTATCAAATCCATGCAGGAGGAACTACATGACTAAGAAAATCATTACTACATATACCGAGTACGATGAAGACGGCAAAATCAAAAGCCAGAGCGTCACAGAAACCCCTTACCCCGAAGACGACTGCGACCTTGATTGCGAATGCTGCGACGGTACAGAGGCGGATGAAGACGATGATGATGCCGTATATCAGCTGACACCCAAAGGCATTGCGTGTCTGGCACTGCTTCGCACCGGTCTTGTTGAGTCTATTGAAGACCCTCGAATTGATGGGTTCTGGGAGCTTTTCCAGGCAGACATGGACGCACTTGGTTACACGCAGGAGGTTGAAGAATGAACAGAGTCGGTGAGTTTGAAAAAGTCAGCTTCGAGCAGTACTACGAAGCTATCAAAGATGAATTTTATAAAGGGCAGGAAATGACTCCTGCTCTGCAAGAGAACATCAAGAAGTCATGGGAGGCTCTCCAGCTTCCGTCCAGAGCCACATCTGGCTCTGCCGGTTATGACTTCAAGGCGCCGTTCTCCTTCTCACTGGACGCCGGTGATACCATCAAAATCCCCACCGGCATTCGGGTTAAGGTCGATGAAGGCTGGTGGCTTGGCTGTCTGCCTCGCAGCGGCCTTGGCTTCAAGTACCGCCTGCAACTGGACAACACGATGGGCGTGATTGACAGCGACTATTACTACTCAGATAACGAGGGGCACATCTTCGCTAAAATCACGAACAACAATCATACAGGCAAAACACTTACCGTAGAGGCCGGTAGCGGCTTCCTACAGGCGATTTTCATCCCTTATGGGGTAACATACTCCGACGATGCAACAGGCGTCAGAAACGGCGGTATGGGCTCTACAGACAGCAAATCATAATGAAACCCTGCATTGCAGTGTAATGATTTCGTTCAATAGTTTTCGGTAGAGACAGCGTCTCACGACCGAAGAAATATACATAGAAAGGGAAAAGACTATGAAACGAATTTTCTCACTGCTTCTGGTTGTTGTACTTGTATTTGGTACAACTTCCGTTTATGCCCTCTCTTGGACTTCCACCTCAGAACCATGCAAGACATACACAATCAACATCGTAAAATACGAGTTGATTCCCGGCGATGTCGGCAATAGCTTCCGGGTAAACCCGAATACTACTGCACGCAAAGGTGAATACGCCTACTACAGTATTGAGGTGTACAATGCCGACAATCAAAAGGTAGACCCCGGCAAACTTATTGTGACCGATATGGCCGCACCAACAAACCTGGACAACGGCTTGTATGCAGCTCTTGTTACCGGAAGCCGTCCGATGCTCACATATAGCATCGAAGAAAAAACATCACTTCAGGAGCTACATTACAACAATATGCCAATTACCATCAGTGGTGATACCGTTACAATCGGTAAATTGGTGTTTACACGGTCAGTGTCCGGAGTAGTAACAGATGTGCATTTTGATGGCAACATTTTGGAACTGACAAAAGAGTTGACTGCGCTCAATATGACACCGGAAGATGTCTACAATGGTAAGGTTTGCATGAGCAACGATGTGTTAATTCAGAACTTTGGGATGATATGTAAGCAAACCGCAACATCCAAATGGTATAACGACGCAGATGCTATCAAAAACATTACCATCCCGAAGACAGGAGATGCACCGTTAAATGCTTTGTTTGTTGCATTGGTAACATTGGTGACAACAGGCGTGGCGATATGCTTCAGCTGTCGCTTCAAACAGAAAAAGGATTAAGACCCTGAGTACTTCATGTAGAGATGGGGCTGGTGATAATAAGCCAGCCCCATTATTTTTTACGCCAACAAGGAGGTTGGTTATCATAGCCGCAAAAAAATATACCGAAGAAAAAGTCAACGCCGTATATGACGGCGATATTTATACCATCATCAACCTCACGCCAGTTATACATAAAGACGACCGACAGGAACAGAAAAATGAAATTGAAAAAACCCTGTACACCGTCTTTAGCAAATACACACCGAAAAAGAAATAAGACGGAGGATATCGATGGAAGATTTTATTTACGCAAGACAGTCTGTTGATAAAGAAGACAGTATCTCTATTGAAAGCCAAATCGAGTTGTGCCTGCGGGAGGTAGGGAATAATCCGTACAGAGTATTTCGAGATAAAGGGTACAGCGGTAAAAATACAGAGCGCCCTGACTTTCAAGATATGATGGCAGCTGTTCGTGCTGGCGGCGCAAGACGAATTATTGTGTACCGCCTTGACCGAATCAGCCGTTCAGTTCTTGACTTTGCAAATGTTATCAGTGAGCTGCAAAAGTACGGCGTTGAGTTCGTGTCTATTACAGAACGATTTGACACCTCAACACCTATTGGCAAAGCAATGCTGATGATAGTCATGGTATTCGCCCAGCTTGAGCGCGAGACGATTCAACAGCGTGTCATGGATGCATACCGCTCACGCAGCAGAAAAGGATTCTACATGGGCGGCAGAGTCCCTTACGGGTTTGAATTGGAAAACACCGTTATGGAGGGCATCAAAACCTGTATGTATAAACCCATTCCAGAACAGATACAGGTCGTGCAGCTTATCTTTTCTCTGTATGCCATGCCGCAGGTTTCCTTTGCCGATGTGGTGCGCTACCTCAGCCAGAATGGAATTAAAAATCCTAACGGTAAGAACTTCAGCCGTATGCGCATCAGAGATATTATTACAAATCCTGTGTACGCTAAAGCAGACGCTTCTATTTTTGAATTCTTCCACGGGCAAGGAACCGAAATCATCAACGACATCTCTCAGTTCATTGGAACAAATGGAGCTTATCTGTACACAGGGAACAAAGCGGCCAAACGCAAGAGCATTTCTCTTGACGGTCATGTTCTCGTTCTTGCTCCGCACGCAGGGTGCATCGATTCTGATACATGGATTCGGTGCAGGCGCAAGTGCCTGAATGTGCGCCAGATAGCTAAACCTGTGAAAGCAAAGAACACATGGCTTGCCGGTAAAATCAAGTGCATCGATTGTGGGCACGCCCTCTCCCTGAAATCCTATCCCCGTAAACGCAGTGCAGACGCAAGGTACTACATCTGCAACAGCAAGTATGTTTCCGCATCCTGCGACGGCGTAGGCGCAATACAGGCCAGCGGAATCGAGGACATTGTCTTTGATGAAATGTCCCGCAAACTTAAAGAGTTCAACAAGCTTTCTTTCAAGGAAAAGCACGGAGACCCCATCGAGCTTACCAAACTAAAAATCCGTGCAGAAGAAATCGAAAAAGAAATCGCCACGCTTATAGACAAAATCGTGTCTGCAAGCACAGCGACAATGGAATATATCAATGAGCGCATTGATGCACTCGATGAAGAGAAGAAAACGGTAAAAGAAAAAATCGCTCAAATGTCAGCCGAAATGTATGACAGACAAAACATCGGCGTCATCAGCGATTACATGAGCAAATGGAACGATATATCTATCGACGATAAATTAACCGTGGTCGATACCCTGATTGAATCTATTCATGTTGGACACGGTAAAGTTAAAATTGCATGGAAAATTTGATGTGGTAGTCTGATTGTTTTGCTTTAGCTATACAATCAACATACAACATCTTTTAAGCCTCGTGAAACTACTCAATACGAGGCGCATACATAGAAATGTTCGTTTATAAGACCGCTGTTTAGATTAAACAACGCTGTTATAAGTGAACATTCAAAAGCTGAATTTATAATGGACAGTTAAACAATTTCAAATCGAACGCACACTTTGACCCCACAAATAAATAGCGCAAAAAATAGGGCAGGAACGGAGTAATTTCCGAACCTGCCCTAATTTATTTTCGCACATTTCCTCAACTGAGAATATTCACACCCACAAAATATCCTCGGATAATTATTTGCCAAACATGACGATTGCACCGATGATACCACTCACAAGCAAAGTGCAGATACAGGTGATAACTGCAACTTTGATAGAGTTCACATTGCTGGCAATCTGCTTGTACGGTTTGTTCTCAGCCTCATTGACCTTTTCCGACAACTTACGCTCGGTTTCCTGCCAAGCTTTCGCCTGTGCATCGACTTTACTGTTTGTGTCGTCCACCTTCGTTTCAATGTTGCTGACACGCTGTGCAATAAGCTCAACAGAAGTAGCAATCTTGTAGATGGCTTTCTGTTCGCTTTGGATTTCCTTCAGCTCATTTTCCAGATTATCAATTCTATGCGTATTGGACTTGCATCTCTGTTCCGTCTCAATAAGCATAACAGTTTCCTGGTCAGTCATATGAGCACCTCCTGAATAAAGTTACTTCCCCTCTTCCTTCTTGGCAGTAACCTTATTTGCGGGTGTGGCAGGGTTAATTACCTTGCTCATGTCGCACAGACTATCAATCATGTCGGCAATTGCGTCATAATCAATGTCGTAGTTAATGCCATCTGCGCTCGCCTTGAGCATCGCCAGAACCCACTCTTTTCGTTCTGCACCGTCTTTGAACTTAGTCTCGGCAGTCTCCATCAACTTCATAACCTTGTCCAGGACGACGCCCCAGTTCTTCTCCTTGACAGCCTGCTTGATGTATTTCACAAGCTGAATAACGAGAGGAATGGCGGCTGCCAGACCGGAAGCGATTGCTGCGATGTACTTCAGAATCTCCAACCAATCCATAATCGTACCTCCATTTCTTTTTCTGACAGAGTGTTATACTCTGCTTGTATAATCAAGAGAAATCCATCCAGCGCCGCTTTTAAGCTTTCCCCAGGATTTGGCGCCAGTTCCGGCTTTCTCTTCAACGATGGTATAAACCCCACCACCCTTAATCTGACCAGCCACGGCGTATCCCGTACCGGCACCCTTGCGAATGTTCAGTACATCCGCCGTAACACGCACACGATACGGAACCGCAGAAGGTTTCTGTTCGGGCACAACCGGAGTCTTGCCTGCGTATTTGTCATAGAACTTCTGGCCGTATGCCGCACGCTTATTCTGGACTGCCGCACTCTGGTTCGCAGGACGCTCAAATTTCATCAGCACGGAATTGGATGCGGCAAGAATGGTCTTGGCGGATTTCAAATCGGCAAAAACGCCCTTATAGCTCTCGCTCAATTCCTTGTACAGGAATTCAAGCTGCATACCCAAATCTCCAACAGACTTCTTCTTGCTCTGCGCAAAAGCAAGTAGTGCTTTCTTTCTTGTGTGATATGTCCACTGTGCCAAGCCGTAACCTGCGCTATCAGTCCCAAACTTTTTGTATGTGCCATTGTCAACAGCGGCGGTATAGGAAGCATCTGTATATCCAAGCCGCTTCTCATAGGCATTCTGGAGGTTGTCAGGGCGTAATCCAGACTCGGCATAGAGATTGCCCATCATACCTGCAACACCGTATTCGTTCCCAATCTTGCCAAGCAAGAAGTTCCAAATGATTTCCTCGTTTGTATTACCAGGAGGAGCGGACGGAGTAGACGGTATTGTCGGCGTGGTCGGTTTTGCGTTTGCCAGCGCAAGGTCAGAGGCCTTGAACGGACTCATAATGGAGTTTTTACCGTCCTCACTTTTGTTGATAACAACACGATTTCCACTTACAGAATGCACAATCCAGTTCTTTGCCCGAACCCAGCCAGGAACTGACTGACCGGAGTAATACTGTGTGCCGATAATCTTGACAACATCTCCCGCCTTAAATGCGCTGGTTGTAGGCGTGGTCGGGTTTGTCGGCTGTGTAGGTGCAACGCTACCAGAGGTTTTCATTAGCGTAGCGACATCGGCACGAGCCGTCGCCATAGACTTACCAAACTTCGGGAACCAGTGGTTGACATCGCCGTGGTTAGAGCCAAGCCCAAGCGCATGACTGTCTGCATGGCATAAAATTGTAGGAACGGATACACCATTCATATTTACCGTGCCGTTTGGGTCAATATTGAACATTTTGCAAAGGTATGCCGTAATTTCACAGGCCTCTTTGTAGGCCTTGTTGAAATATGTAGCATCGTTCAAACCGTCTTCACAAATCTCAAATTGAATCCAACCATTGTTACAGGAACCCTTGTTGCCAGAGCCGCAGCCCCACGGGCGATAATTCCACGGCATAGTCTGTACTGTAGTGACAGTCCCGTCCGCCAATTTACCAATCCAGCAATTCAGGCCAGCCTGACGGTTGATATGGTTCCAGTCGTTTCGGTTCCCATTTGTTCCGAGAAGTGCCAAAAGCTCTGCTCTGTTTGCAGCACTATCATCCGGCTGGACATAGCGCCGCAAATTCGGATTGTTTGCACCGGTGCTGTGCCAAAGAACGCCTTTGACGGTCATGGTGCTTGTCCCTTTGTAGCAAGTACTCTGGGTCATCATGCATTCCAACGGTCTATTCGTTGAACTGTATTTCATTTTTCCTCCACTTGTCGAGGGAACGGTAGTGACCGGTTTCTCATCTGAAACAGCCGGATTATAAATAAAGCCAAGGAACTTGTACGCAGCTCCTTGACCCCAGTTACCGTTTCCCTTTGTTCTTGTCTTGTTCCAAAACGGATTGGAACTGCCCCATCCGCTTTCGGATGTATAGACCTCCGTATCACTTACGACCTTCTCAACAATAGCAACATGACCCGCCCCATCAGAGCCGTTCAGTGTAGCGCCTTTCTGCCAGACCATGCAGGCGCCAAGTTTAGGTGTCTGTCCTGTTTTCAGAGAGGTTCCCTTATACTGAATGAAGTTCTCTGCATTCACGGGTCTTAGGTACTTGCAGTATCCATACCCGCCAATTTCGTTAAATCGTCCGTAAGCATACCCTACACAGTTAGAAAGGACATCGCAGTCCTTATCTGTTGGACTGCCTTTAATGGCGTCGGAGTAGCCGCCATTTGCTTTGGTTATGTAATACTTATTACCAGCTTCCGGTTTGCTGGTTCGCATCTTAAACGCCACGATACATCACTCCTTTGTCCGTTATCCAACGGAGCCATTGTCGGCACCGTAATCATATACATTGACGGTTGCACCGTTTGTAAACGGCACTGGCTCGGTGCTATCAGAGCCAGCGGAAAGAATCTCATTCAACGACCCGTTGTTCTCTTCGCCAGATATGCCAGCGTAGCGTTCTCTACGCAGCTTCACATTTTCGCTCTGCTTCTTCGCACAATACGCTTTCAGGCAATAAATCGCATAGATGAGAACCTGTGCGGCAATGTCGGTGATAAGGACACCGAGATAGGTTAAATCGTGAAGTACCCACATAGCAGCCATTGCATAAATCATTACGGCGTTAAATAACACGAAGAGGTAAATAGCAAGCAGCTTGCTTGTTTCGATGCGCTTGGTATCATATTTCCGTTTTTCTTCGCGGAGTGATTGCTTGTACTGCTTTTGAACATTTTCTCTGCGAATCTCAGCCATCTTAAGCTGATACTCTCTTTTGGACATTCTCATGTTAATCACCACCTTCTGTATAAAAGCCAAGTTTTATATGCCATAAATGCATTGTGGGAGCCTGCTGGTGTAGCACGGCTCCCACTTTTTATTTCTTACACATTTCCACCGCTCAGGATTTCTTCTGCTTCCTCAGCTGTAATCCATTTGCCAACGGCATTCATCACCATCTGCCGGTTCCAAAGGCAACGGTCATAGTAGCCTTTGACTTTTTCAAATCTTGCACTGTGCTCATTCATTGGCGTTTTCCTCCTCTTCCGTAGCAACATAGGCCGGGTCATCCACCGTGTCATCGTAGACAGCTTCACCCTCAATGTCGCCTACGCTCACAGCCTGCGCTTCAGCTTGCTCTTCCATAGGCAGGTCATAGCCGGTCATCATGGAAAGGTAGTCCAAATTTGCTGCATTCTGCGCAGCGACCTTATCCTGCTGCATCATATATTCACCGCTGGGAATATCCTTGAAATCGACTTCGCCGTTCTCACTGATGAGGTTTCCAGCAAGATTATAGACGATACCATTGATAGCGACGCCCTGTGCGTTTTCATAATCACACAGGCCATAGGCGCCGTTCTCCTGCAGGTAGACCCAGTTCGGCTGCTCAACAAGCGCGAGCAAGCTACCGTTCTTCAGAAACTTTACCATGTCCTGAATCCTCCTTGTTCTTGAATAAACTGTTGTAGAAAGCATCCATCTTCCGCAAGACAAGCGTGCTGTTTCCACGAATCATATGTCCGCGCCAGCTTTGATAGGCTGTCTCTACATCTGTGATAGTGAACCTTCCTTCATCTATCCACCTTCGGAATATTCTGAGCTTCTTCCGCATCTTGACCGGTGATTTTCGGTTCATCTTGCGAATGACCGCACCGGTTTCATTCAGAAAAAACTTCGTTTTCAAGAATTTGACTCCCTTGCGCAGCGGCGCTATCTTTGTCTTCTTCTCGTTCAAAACAAATCCGTATTCCTTGCACTTCTTTCTGATTTCCTCCATGCAATATTTCAGATATTCTCTGTTCTCATGTATCAGATAGAAGTCATCCATATATCTTCCATAGTATTTGATGTGTAGCTGTTCCTTTATGAAGTGGTCAAGCGGGCTTGCGACCATAAGCGCATCTATCTGCGACACCTGACTGCCAAGTCCAAAACCAACATCTCCGAAGTCCTCCATGAACTGGCAGGCAATACGACGCACATCATCGTCATGTATCCTGCGTTCCGCTTCTCTATAGATAATAGAGTGCGGCGCACTGTTAAAGAAATCGGAAAAATCGCCCGTGAGAACACCGCCAGATTCTACGCCTTCGACGCCAAACTTTCGATAGAATCTATGCAAGTGCCTATCCAGCCTGTCCATAGCAAAATCAACACCTTTGCCTTTCAGACTTGCGGCGTTATCAAAAACAAATGAGTGAGAAAACACAGGGACAAGTATATTGTCGCAAAGACATCTCTGCACTACGCGCTCGGAGATATGAACGCTCCGAATATGCCGTAGTTTTCCGCGCTCAATTAGGTCAAAGTCATGGAAGCCACGGCTCCTGAACTCTCTGCGTAACAATGCGTCATGCGTGCTGGCTGTGTTCGTGGTAATGCGGCTCATATAGCATTGTGTACTGTTCTTCCACATAACCCCTTTGCAGCAGTTTTTGCCCGCCTGATAAAGATGCTCATAGGAGAACACATCTTCATAACGGCCAAAGCTTTCACTGTAGGCAGTCCTTTTCGCCTGACGAGCCGCCACTCTGCGCTGATATCTGATTTCATGTCTTTCCTTACTGTTCATACCTCATCCCTTATATACAAGAAAATTGGGTGTGCCGTACAGTCTTATTGTAGGCGGGAATTCTAACTGCGTAGTCCGCACCATGAAACCGACTATTCCCGTATTCATCGGCCATGCAAGAAGCGTCATCCGGTGCATATCATCGACACACTGTTTTGAGCATATTTCACTATGCTACAGGAACAAGTCTCCCTTCTGCAGAAGTACAAATTTCGCCACGAGGGTTACTTTGATTGACCTATAGACCTACAGAATCCGAAAGCGACGCCATTACTGTTGTTGGCGTTGTTATTGTTGGCGTTGCCGTTGCTGTTGACATTACAGAAATTATTGCTGTTGCCAGAATTAGGAGAACGCTCCCACCAGTTGTTAGCGGAGCCACCACAGCAGCCCAAAAGCCCACAGAACACAACAAGACGAGACTTGACCTTAGAGTAACTTAATTTGCCGGAATACTGTTGTCTTCGTATTCCTTGAATTTTTCCTTGAACCGTTTCCGGTCTGCTTTCTTGACGCCCGTAATAAGGTCACGCTCCTTTTGGATGAGCCGACCCCATTCAAGCATGGCGTTGGGCAACCACTTAAACTCCGTCTTGAAATTCGGGTTGTCCGAAACGATGTCATACATCAGCTGAAGCTTATCATCTAAGCTGTTGAGCAAGCCGAAAGTGTAAGTGAGCTCATCACGCTTTAGCTGTGCTTCATGCAGATTAGTCGGCATCATTGATTCTGCCACACGCACATGGGTGTCAATGTCTTCCACAAGATTCGCAATTTTCTGAACGACAATATAGGTATATCGTTTGGGGAACTTCACGCAATTCTTGATGGTAAACACCTGTAGTTGCCGTGCGTTCTCGACATACTGGATTGCGCTCGTACTGCGCTTTGATTTATATACGGACATTCTTTCCTCCTTTTCTTCCGTTTTACTTATGCGAATGGGATTCCCACACCTCTAACCGCAAGGGGTGTACCCCTTACACAATGCGGCATACGGGCAGCCGTCTCCCCTGACCGGGGAGAGCGGGCTGCCCTTGTTTGCGCACTGGGCATTCTGCGTCAAAGCAAATGCGGCAGGGTGGAGAGGTTAGACGCAGAAGCCGAAAGCGACGCCAGGACTGTAGCTGGCGTAGGGAGAGCCGGCGTT